TAAATTTATTTTTTTCTTTTTGGTTATCTCCTAACATATTTTCAGTTTCTCCAGAAAATATTTGTCCAACTGCATTAGGAAAAGATTTTATTACATCTAAAATTCCAATATCGGACTCGCCTGCATAACCAGGTCTTGAACCATCACCACTTGGACTCACTAATTGTCCACCAGCGTAACCTATTCTACCACCGTTAGCTGCCATTTGAACTGCTTCTGGTTGCTCCATACCTGCACCTTCTGGCATTTGTTGTTCTTGTTGTGCTTGCATTACTGCTTTTACAAATTGTTCAAAAGATAAATTACCACCTTTGTTTTTGTACTTAACATATTCCATCATAAGCATTTGTTCAGCTTGTGCTTCTCCTGCACCACCACCCATGTTTAAAAATGTTTGTTGTGGTCTAATTCTTTGACCTGCACCTGATCTTATAAATTCTTCTTCATCGTCTTCCACCAACATACCATTAGCATAACCTGCACGACCACCATCAGCTGCGTAGAAATTTTGCATTACATATTTTTTCTGTGGCATAAAATCTAGACCAGCACCTGCATTACCTTCACCACTGTAATAATTTTTAGCACGTTGGACCTGGTATCTTGGATCCATTTGATCTACTGGACCATCATCGTCATCATCACCACCCATCAAGAATGGAGCTGCAATAGCTGTAGCACCTAAGCCGCCTGCTAACATTCTACCCATGCTAAAATCAGCACCTTTCTTACCACCTTCTCTAAACATGTTTCCAAATTTACCCATTATACCTTCACCGCTTTTGATATTTTTTAAACCACCTTTTAAAAAAGCTCCAAATTTATTACTACCAAAACCGCCTAGACCTTTGCCTCCCATAAAACCTGGAAGTCCACCGCCTCCGGCAAAATAAAGTCCCCCACCTAGTAGAGCTAGTTTACCTAAAGGACTTTTAGTAATTTTCTTTACAGCACGACCAGCTTTCTTTACAAGTTTACCTAAGAAATAACCTTGTCTAGGGTCCTGTAGGGAACCTATTCCTGATTGTATTTGTTGGGGTTCTTGCATTCTAGATATTGCCATAAATTTACCTTAATTCCTATGTTTACTTGGTTTTACTAAATAAATCAAGAGGAGGCATTATAACTTTTACGTCCTGTGCCATCTCTTCTGCCTTATAACCCTTGGCTTCCCAGTCTTTTCTTTCCTTAAAAACTTCACCTGTTTCCTTGTGTCTGTAAGTTTCTTCTACTTTAGCATGTAATAATTCCATTAATCTATTTTCTCCTTTTTAATGTTTAAAAAACTAACTCCATAATCAAATGAGTCCGTATTGCTTGATTGTATGGTAAATGTTGATCCACCTTCTACTATTAGGGGCTGGGCTAGTAATTCTTTAGTTGTATTAGCTGTCAACTGTACTGATTTAATAGCTGTAATACTATTGTTTAAAACTGTTACTGTAGGTGTACCAGCAGATGTAACTAGTATAGATTTAATAATTATAGTTTCATTAACTTCTGGCTTACCTGTTGCAAAAACAGTTAATGCATTTCCTGTAGTGTCATTATCTTTACCTACAAATTTATACTGGTTTACTACTGCCACTATTCTAAAAAGAAACTTTTAGCTTCTATCTCCTGTTTTACTTCTTGTTGAAATGTTGTGTTTAATTTTTTTATTACTGAATCAAGATCCCTGACCAACGATTGTAAGTTAGTTTGATTGTATTCTGGTTCAGCTCTAGTTAATGATTGTACAATTTTTGCCATTATAAAATACTTGCTAGTCCTCCGTTTTTAAAATTTACTCTACCACCATAAAAGTATCCGGCTCTACCGCCTCTTGCATAATGTTGTGAGTATCCTTGAGATGTTCCTGTATTTGGATTACCATCGTATGTTGCTTCTCGAGCAGTTTGTCCCTGAGAATTTCTAGCAGTATTTCCACCTCCACCACCAGATATATTAGCTGCTTGATCATAGTTTGAACTTGTTACACCTCCTGGTGCATCGTAACTACCACCAGTAGGGTAATTTCCAACTGAAGTTTCATCAGCATTTGCAGCATCCGCAACAGCTTTATCTTCTTTTTTCTTAGTAATAAATCTACTAATGATAGTATCTTTTTTCTTTTTCTTTTTTTCCTCTTCTTCAAAATCAAATATTTTATCTGTTTTACCTTGTGCATTTAAAAAATCTGCTTTAGCTGCTTCAAGAGCTGCTATTCTTGCCCCTTTATTTTTATCAGACATTTTTTCTTTTGCCATTGCAATTCTTTTATCAAAACTTTCTGCAGTTAATTTATTAGCATTGTATCCTGCCATAACATTAGCCGCTGTATCATAATCACCTTGTCCTTGAACAATCTGTCCAATGTCGTTAACCATTATACCTTGACCCCCTAATTCATTTTCTAATATTGCTCTTCTGTTAACCGGAAGATAAGGGCTTATTTGATCTCCTAAAAATTTTACACCTTTCATAATACCTCCAGCATATGGAATCATACTTAAAAGACCTTCCATTTTTGATGATGGTTTATTGTAATAATCGGCACCCTTATAGTTAGGATCCACTTCCATCATTTTCATATTCATAGTAGCAGACAAATTAGGATCATATCCATCGACAAATTGTCTATACTCATAGTTAGGTTGATAAGTTCTATTTACAATTGAATTTGGGTCAGGGTTGTAGACACTAAAATTATCTCCACCACTACCAGCAAAAGCATTAGTTGCAACGATACCTTGATCAACTACTGGTTCCTGATCCTCGGGTAACTGAAAAGGATTTAATAAATATTTTTGTTGTGGAACATATTTAAAACCTGCGTCTCGTATCTCTTGATCTGTAGCCATTACCTTCTTCCTCCCGGATGTATATCTAATCTAAATGTCCCTAGTTTCCAATCTTGAGAAATGCCTGTGTTTGCAACTTCTAATGCAATTTGTCTAGCTCTCACTCTTACATCTTTTTTAGTTGTAGTAGAGTCACAAGTAAAACTTGTAGTAGTTTCGCTACTGTTTGGATATAATCTTGTTTTAAATTTAACTGCAGTGTCCCCTGTCTGCGAAATAAAATCTGGTATAAATCTACTAATTCTCATAATGTATTCACCGTCTCCTCTAATATCGGGCATTCCTACAGTTTGTCCTGTGTTACTTCTACGTTGGGTAATGTCAAAATCACCAGAAGTAATAGTCCCTATAACCGCAGTTACTGTCCCTCCTGCATTAATTTGATCAGTCCCTGTTTCCTGGTTATAATATATCGTACTTCCGTCCGTATTACCAATAACATCTGAAGAGGCATCATCAGAAGGATTATAGTATGTTGCATGTGGTTTATCGAAGACAGCAGAATCCTGCCACGCTGCTCTAGGTAAGGTACCAGTTGTCCATATAGGACGTTTAGCCGATGAGTCCAGATAGTTATATGTAACTACCCTGTTAATTTGATCTGACGCTGCTGTACAATAAAACCAGCTAACTTCACCAAACAAATTATTTAATCCTGCATTAATAAGATCTCTAGATGTAGCGTTTATGTCATCGTAGACATGGTCTTCTACAAGACAAGGCATAGATTTTAACTGACCATCGTACGTAAAGAAACCATTCTCTGACATCCAATAAGCAGTACCATCAACTTCAATACAAGCATTTTTACCAAACAATCCACAGTTAGTACCTACTTGTTCAAAGGCAAATACAAAATCTCCACCTACAAATTTCATTAAAAACAATGCAGTATCAGTCCATACATAGATAGCATCCCTACCTTTAATAGCTCCCATAATTTTAGAACCATCAGCAAGCCTTTGAGTACCAGAATTATTTTCTGCTTTTACGGTATAAGCATCTGTGCCATCAATATTTTCTTGATCAGAGAAACGTAAAAACATATCATCTTGCGTAGTTTGATCACCTATTGTAGTTTCTGTACCAAAAAATACTAAGTGTCTATCTGGTGTAGATACCAATACATGACGTGATGCAGTTGGTGCGTTTGCTAAAAGTGTTGCTCTGTTTTGTGTAGCGTTTGCAGCGGACGCGTCCCATTCAAAACACTTTCCATTATAAATAAGTGCAATTAATTTTGTACCATAATTATCAAGAATCCATAAACCTGGATCAATTGTAAAGTCAGTAGATGCAGGATCTCCCCAACCAGCAAAACTAGAAATATTTGTGACTGTAGCACCACCACTATGTCCTGCTTTAGAAGTTCCATTAACTTCTCTTGCACCACCACTTAATATGTTAGTTGTAGTATTGTTAGCTGTATAACTAATATCTTCTGTACCTATTCTTATTTCACCAGCTGATGGAAAAGCTGCTGAGTTAGTTAAAGGGATATCAGTTACCGTGTCATTAATAGTAGAAGCCAAAGTCGTGGTTGCAGCACCCAATGAAGTACCTCCAAATAAACCAGCACCCCAACCAAAACCACCAAGTTGTTGAGAAGGACCTACTGTAAAATAACATAATATAGAAGTGCTATTCCCATCACTTGTAGTTAAAGGTGTTCCTGACTCTTGGTTCTCGGCTGTAATGGTAAAAGTTGTAGTAGTTGGTACAGATGTTACCATGTATTTAATATCTTCAAATGTAGCATCAGTGTAAGTAGATGCTACTGGCACTCCCGTTACACTGTCAAATAAAACAATGTCATCCTCTATTAATCCATGAGCCCCGGTGCATGTTACCGTAATTGTTTTAGATGATGATGTACTTGTAAATTTTGCACCTGTTAAAGTAGTTCTTATAGGATGGATATCATAATATGTTCCACCTGAATATACATATAAAATTCTGTTTGTTCCTACGGCTGCGTATTTAATACCTGCATTATCATCCCAATGGTGAATAGCTCTAGCCGCGCCTGTTAGTTTATCTTGTCCTAATTGTTGCCAGCCACCTATTTTTTCAGGTGAACCGTATCTAAAACGTACGTTATCCCCATCAAACCATTGCCCTTCAGCACCGGTTTCTGTAACTTGTTTATTAAAACCTGGAGCAAAACCTAATTTTTGTAGCATATAACCTCATAAATAATTAAAAGGCCCAGCTTACAAAAGAGTAACGGGTGCCTTTAGTTGCCTCTCTTACTTCATGTGGATACATGAAATTAGATGGAAACAATAGTATATCACCTGTTTTTAACTCAATTTTCTCTCCTCTGCAATAGAATTCAGAGCCCTCATAGTCTTCATTTAGGTTAGCTACAATAGATACTAAAGGTACTCCTTTCATATTACCATCAAAAATACTGTGTATATGATCATAGTGTTCTCTCATCATGGTACCGACACTATATCTGTTAAATCTTATTGGACTAAACTTACTGAGCCATGGTCCTTGAGTCTTTTCTCCCGGTGTACTATGTTTTTCTTGATACTCACCCAATGCTTTAACTAAGTATGGTGTTAGCTTTGCTTGTTGCTCTTTAGTACAATTCATGACATCTAATTCTTTTGTAGGCTCAGATGAATTTTCACCTGATGCGTAATTATTCCAAGTATGTTTTTTCCAAATACCTTTATTGCATTGATCTATTAACTCCTCACATAACTCTTTGGGTATGTGATTCTTTACGTATATATAACTTTTAATTGTGCTCATTCATTAACCTCCTTATATCTAAATGAGTTAGTGCTTGTTCTGACCCTAATGCATCTATACTAAATGTATTAAATGATA